GGGAGCTTTCAACTCCCACTGACAGAAGCATCCCCCTCACCCGCCGCTTAGTGCTCTGCGCACTTGAAGCGGGGGAATGCTTATCTGCGTTCAAACACCCTTAGTATACCACAAAAGGATGCCATATTTACACTGACATCCTTTTCTTTTTCTTTTTTTTCTTTTTCTTTTTTTTCTTTTTCTTTATTTTTTCTTTTTCTTTATTTTTTCTTTTTCTTTATTTTTTTCTTTACTTAAGCTTCTTTAAACATCATTCTGAAAATTTTTCTTACCAGCGGACCTGCAAAGAAAATCTGCCAGCAGAGCGCCATTGGGAAGTTTAATGCAGTTGTTTCTGCCCATACCGCAATTATGTCTTTTCCTGCATGTTTAAACAGCAACGTAGCTGCAAGGCTCATGCTTGGACACATCAGACATACTGTTACTGCTGAAATTGCAAGTACAATCATAATCTGCGCATCTTTTCCCGGTGTTACAAATCCAAATGCAATTTTTTTTGATAAAAATCCAAATAAGAAGAAATCTAAAATAAACGCAATTGGTCCCATAATCACTAATTCATGAAAAGCAAGTAAAAAGACTTCATTTGTCATTCCACCTTTGTTAAGCGCAATGTTATAGATAATCATTGCATAAACCATAACGAACACCATCATAATTGTAAATACTACTTCCTGAAACTTTGTTTTTGGCATAATTTTAATTCCTTTCTCTCGTTCAATTCTCTACAAAAAATATATAAAAACAAAAAAACGTGCAGTTGCAAAGGATTTTGCGATCGTTTTGCAACTGCACGTCGTGGTTCTATTATACCAAAACTTTATGCACTATATAATACTTTAAGTTCTACAAACTTTATGTGAATTTTTCTAATTTCACATACAATTTGCATAATAATACTGTTTTTTTTACTATGCAACACGAAATGCAACACAAAATAAAAAAAGTACCGTAAATACAGTACTTTTAAAGCAGGGGATGAGGGATTCGAACCCATAACAGCGATATTGTTTAAATTTAACTAATTATTTGAAAGCCGTAAAAGTACCGTAAATACAGTACTTTCATGATTTTCAATTCCGTTTTAACATGATTATTTATGTTAAAATATAACACTATGCAACACGAAATGCAACACGGAGATGATACAATTTTTAGTTGCCAGCAAATTGATAGTAATTTTATGCTGGCAACTATTGTCAGACAATTCACTCAAAAATTTATTTGAAAACGTCCATTTAAATAGGTAGAAACTCGACTTTGTTAGTCTAAGATTAGCCTAAGCAGAAACTTAACTCAAATTGCAATCAAGTCACGCCACATGTCCTGTCCACAGATGCCATCGCCTCTACCATTTCCGATTTTCTTACCCTGTTTCATTCGTTCTACTTGATATTTGTTGACAGCGTTCATAAGCTGTTTTCCAAATACTCTATCTAACTTCCCATCATAGTATCCTCGTGCTTTCAGAATTTCTTCTAAAAGCAATACACTTGTGTTAGAGTCCCCAGCTTTACAGGTTTTTGGTTCAAACATATATTGTACCTCCTTTGTCACATTTACTGTTGTATTAGATGCGCTAGTATTAGTATTATTTGTACTCTTTGCATTAGCAATTTCTGTAAAAGGGAAATTTTTCCCTGGGCAATTTGTTGAGCATACTTCTCTATGAGCCTGTACTTTGCTAATTTTATATTTCTGCTTAAGATAAGCTACAAGCTCTTTTCCGGCATTAATCTGCGCCTGAGGCATAGTTTCCGTCATATAAGAACCCTCGAAACAAATTCCAATGCTATCAGAATTTGAGCCAGATGCGTGTGCTCCTATTTTGCCTTCCGGACGTAATCTGTAAACAGTTCCATCCTTTCTCACGAGAAAGTGATATCCTGCTCCGGACCAGCCATTATTCAAGTGCCACTGATGGATATCCTGCGCAGTACAGTGACTAGCTTCTGCATGATGAATAATAATTCTGTTTGTACTGTTTCTATTTGTCAAAGCAGTTCTGAACTTTAAATTTGTTTCAATAATATTCATGCCAATCTCCTCTTTGTTCTTCAAAAAAGAGGGCTTTTCCGCCCTCTAAGTTTATTTTTTATTGTATTTACTTCTGTTCCAGATTTTTGTAATCCGTTCCCATCCTCCTGTGCTTACTAAATACACAATAAAAGCAGCAATCATGGCAGCAAAAATATAATACCACTCAATCACTATTTTATAGTAAGTACACAAGATAATTACGCTAATTGGTGTCAAAATCAATGCTGTGACTAATGCAATGACATTTGTCTGAATCTTTTTAAGACCCGGCATTTCTTTGATTGACTGTACAATTACACTTACCAAAAAAGCAAGAACTCCGATTCCTGTCAGCAAGTAACTCATATACTGCAATAGCATCTCTGCACTAATTACTCTTTCCATTCTGAACCTCTCTTTCTAATTCTTCCAAACTATCAATCCTGTGATGAGCAGACCGTGTAGATTGCTCCACCACTACCATTCTCTCAATCAGATTATTATGTTTCTTTACTTTTTCTTCTAACTGTTCAATGCGATACATTGTAAGTTTATTTGCAGTCATAATTCCCGCAAGTGAACCTGCAAGTGTTCCAAACAGAGAGCAGACAGCAACTACAATTTCAGGTTGCATCACGTCAAACACCTCCTACGCTAACACCCAGCAAAGATTGATGTAATATTCTTTGTTATCTTCCGATAACTGTGTATCATTCACAAGAGTTACCACTCCGTCCGAATTAATGCCGATATTACCATAACGCAAGTCATAACGTGGAGCAAGCAAGCGCATATAGCGATTTGGACGATAACCTGCAGGGATTGTTGCAAGCGTAGTACCTGCTGCTTTTGATGTTGTTTTTAAACGTCCTGATGCAATTACAATATTTCCATGCTTTCTAATTGTAATATCGCCAGTACTTCCGCTTGCTAAAGTTGCTTTTGCTGTCGTTCCATTAAAAATTGCTTCCGCTGTTGTTGCAGAATTATCCGAATTTGTATGTGCTACCTGTGCAGAATCTGTCTTGTGATGATATTCATCCCATGTACTTCCGTTAAAAATTTTAAAAATCGCTTTCTTAATTGCCATCTTTTTGCCTCCTACTATATATTAATCCAAACTGTTCCAGTCGCTACTCCAATTGGAGCAGATGTCTGTGTATAAATTTTTGTTCCATCTGTGCCTTTTTCGGCTGCAATACAAAAGCCTGACGAATAAGTTTTAAGCCCCGCTCCATCTGTCGCAACAATACGATACCAAATATATTTCCCATCTTTGCTTTCCGGATACTGCCAACTCCATGCTCCGCCAGCTAATGTCTCTTTAGAAGTGGAAGAATAAAATTCCATAGAAACTTTTACTATCGCATCTTCCACTGCTGGCATCCAATCTGTTTCTTTGTTTCCTGTTTCAAGTTTCACGTTTGCTATGTAATAAGTTGCATCGTTAGTATTTACTTGAAATGATAACGTTCCGTTTGATACTGTGCTCGTACATTTAATTGTTGTCGTATATCTTTGCCACGTATCGGTCAAAGTGATATTCTCTCCAATATCATTTAAACTTCTACTTGGAGCAATTTTTACACCTGATACCGAAGCCTTTGCATAAAAGGAAACCGTATACACTGTATCTTTTTTCCAAACATTAGATACGTTTACATAAAAACGTCGATTACCTCCGGTAGACTTGAAAGTTGCTATATGACCATACTCTGCATCCGTTACAGCAGTTAATGTTCCTGCATCCGTCTGCCAAAAATTGTCCGCTTTGGAAAAATTACTGTTTTTGATTAAATTTCTTCCACCAATTTTTAACTCATCTACACCTTTTCCAGTCGGACCTCGTGCTCCTTGCGGTCCGATGACACTGCCTAAGTCAACTCTACTTGCCATTTCCGTGCCTCCTCATTACGGATAAATTGCAATTAAATGCCCGTTCGAATTAATCTGAAATGTCGGGCTATCGCCTTTGTCACCCTTGTCACCTTTTGCTCCAGTTGCACCTGTAGCACCTTTTGCTCCGGTATCACCCTTGTCACCTTTTGCTCCTGTAGCGCCAGTTGCGCCTTTTGCTGCTATCTGTAACCAATAAGTCGTATTCGTTGGAACGATACTAGAAGAAGCAGTATGGCTCTTGATGCAGGCATAAGTATTGCCATTGTATGTAACGATATCAATATAAGATGTATCATTCACATAAGCTGTCCCAGATGCCCATGCATTTTTCAGTCTCATACTGACACCAGTCGAACCTTTTGAGCCTGTATCTCCCTTTGCTCCGGTCGCACCAGTATTTCCGGTTGCACCTTTTACTGCAATTTGAGTCCAGTATGTAGTATTTGTCGGAACGATGCTGGAAGAAGCAGTATGACCTTTTGCACAAGCGTAGGTACTGCCATTGTAAGTTACAATATCAATATACGTTCCATCATTGACATAAGCGGTTCCAGATGCCCATGCGCCTTTTAAACGCATACTCACACCTTTTGCACCTTGTGCCCCCTGCGGTCCCTGCGCTCCAATCGGTCCCTGCGCACCAGTATCACCCTTTGCACCTGTCGCTCCGGTAGCTCCTGTTGCTCCTTTGATATTGCCGGTCTTCGACCATGCACCAGAGGCTCTTTTATACACATCAAAATTCGATGTATTTAAGAAGAAATCTCCGTCTTTTCCCTGCGATGTAGTTGGAGCAGCCGTTCCAGTTAACCATGTTGCGCCATCTGCGCCCTTAGCTCCGGTTGCACCTGTTGCACCCTTTGCACCTGTCGCTCCGGTTGCACCGGTATCACCTTTATCACCCTTGTCACCTTTTGGTCCTTGTAAGTCAACTACCATCTGGAAACCGGAGATATGTACTTTATACCCTGCCGGAAGTCCCGCTTTTAACTTAATTCCCTTTCCGTCTGAGTTTTCAGTAAATGTCGTTCCATCCTGTCGTACACCATTAACATATACTTCCAGAGCATTTCTTTTTAACGGAAACTGATAATCTGTCCAAGAAAAAGAAGTCTGTCCCTCTGTAGAGGTAAAAATCTTCTCAAAACGAATATAACTTTCTGTACTTCCTGCCGGTCCCTGAACACCCTGTTCACCTTTATCACCTTTCGGTCCCTGTGGTCCAGTCGCACCAGTATCGCCTTTGTCACCTTTTACACCCTGAATACCCTGTGGTCCCTGAATGCCTTGGTCTCCTTTATCACCTTTCGGTCCCTGAATACCTTGTGCACCAGATAAGTCAACGATATAAGTATAGGCACTTGAACTTTTGCAATATAATTTACCGGTATCTACATCATTTACACTTCCGGTATCAATCATGACAAAACTTCCTACACTTACTCCATCTGTAGAATATCCAGCGTTCATGGCTGATACACTTTTGTAAATTTTAGCGATTTTAAACGGCTCTCCTGGGTCACCTTTTAGCCCCTGTTTTCCTTGAGGTCCCTGTGGACCCTGTGCTCCTTGCGGTCCTTGTGGACCAATTACTTTACCTAAATCAACTGTACTCATTATTTGCTCCTTTAATCTTCATAAATTGCAATTAAATGTCCGTCTGCGTTTATCATTAACTGAGGTGTTTTTCCATCTTCGCCTTTTTCACCTTGTTTACTTTCCGCAAAGCCCATCATAGAACCTGAGATTTTTTCTAAAATTGTTTTTTGTGTTGTTCCAAAAGTGGGCGAAATGGCATAGCCGTTTTCATCAAACATTTCTGTTATTTCAACAATTCTTTCGTTTATGTTTACAGCATATTCACGGTCAATTGTAACAACTATATCTCCTAAATCCCATTTTGTTTTATACTGTGTAGCATCTACCTCGGAAGAGTATGTGTCGCTACATGCACACTCTGCAAGCTTAGATTTACCTCTATCCGGAAGTGCTGTATCATCTTCAATATCTCGTGCATCTACAAAAAGTTCATAGCGATTCATGCCGGAATTTTCATTTCCGACGTAACGAATTCGACGATTGACACCTTCGCCCTGTCCTGCCACAATTGCAGTATTTTTATACTCTGTGATATCGGAAATAAATTCACGATTCGAAACATTGTCATAGTCGACATTGAAAATCATCGGCGGACGTTTCGTTTGATTTGCCGAGCGATCTACACCTTCTAAAACTTCAAACAAAAGTTCTTGTTCTTCTGGTATTAAAGAAATGCTCACACCTAAACCCGAAGCTTCGCATAGTGTCGTTATTGCCTCGTCTAAATTGTCATATCGGGTTTGGAAATAAACAACATCGCCTCTTCTTTTTGATTCTTTCACTCGCAAATATGGAATATTTCTGTTTGCAACTGCCGCATTTGTTGCGTTTAGTTTTACTAAGTTGCAAATTATTGTTTCTGCTCTATCATGAAAACGATAATGTGACATTGCCGGAGCACTCGGCGGGTATGTGATACGTTGTGTTAACAGATGTAATAATGTATAGCCGCTGATTGTTGCAGTTACATTGTTATCATCATCCGAGCATTCAATTCTTTTAATGATTCCGCTTTTTCGTCTGTCATTGTCTAACATAATATAATTGCCTATTTTCATTTGCTCAGTAATTTTATAGACAAAAATCTGAAATGTTCCGTATTTCGTCCAGCGTGTAATAAATTCCAAACCCTCATAAGCATCTAGTTCACCGATAAATTTCAAGTTTTTATCAAAAAATCTTACGTTAATTCGTTTATCCATATACTTCCACTCACCGCCCCTGATGGTGTTGTGCTCTGTGTATAGATGTTTCGCCATCCTGTTCCTTGCTGTTGTTTAAACCACTCGTCAAACAGACGCTGATTTTCTTTCATTGCGGCATTATAAGCAGTTAAAGTTTTCGGACGAATTGCACCGCATACAAGATTATTCGACCTCTCATCTCTTTCAAGTGTAATTCCTCCGTTTTTAGTCACTCTATACTGTCCTAATGACAATTCATAAATAGAATCCGTTCTTGTAAGTGCCGGTGTTGATGGAGCACTGGATGCACCGCCAGCTCTTACAAGCAGTTTCACAGATGATTGAGCAACATTCAACTGCAAAATCACTCTATATTTTTTTGAATAATTTGCATCCGGAGAAAGCTGGAACTCTTTTGGCGAATCATTATAATGATAAAAGCCTTTTAAAATGGCAAATCCTTTTCCTACCGTCACTTTTCCGGAGCTGATTGTAATTGGATACTGCATAGAGCCATCTGAATTTACTGCAATTCCGGATTCATAGATATTATCAAAATACCGGTTAAATTCTTCCTGCCCATATTCCGTACCTCCATTAAAAAATCCATAATATTCCATTTTACACTCCTATATATCTGTTTTTATATCGTACTTCCACGGACTGCGGGTCCAAACCATTCTCAGACGTATATTCAAGCATGTTGTCACCTACCTGCAAAGAGAAGAATACGGACTGTAGATCAATATAATCAAATGCATCTGTACTTATTCCTCCTCTTATAATTTCAACTTTCTTCTGCCCAAAAGCGGTATTAATATACAAAATATCATCCGAAGTCAGTTCCCTCTTAATTCGGATAAATTCCTTTGTAGAGAGATTTGTAATCTTCGGATTGACTGCCGGTCCGTGAAAATAAATTTCAAGAGGTGCTTCTGTATGTCCGTAATTAAAGACGTTCTTTTTAGGTTCTCCTCTCTCTTTGAATTTAAAAGGGAGCGTGAATTTCCACGCCCACCCTTTTACCCATGTAGAAATCGCCTCTCCAGTCTGCACAATGTCCTGGAACATTGGATCCATACAGGAAAGTTCTATTTCAAATTCAAGAACATCATAAATATTCTGGCTTGTAAAATGAAAACTCTCTACTTCGTATTCAATTTCTCTTTCTACACCAAGATGATTCACTGTTAAGGTTCCGGAAGAGAACGGACTAAAAAAACGGATTAACTCCTGACGCTTATCAGATTTATCTTCATATCCGAGATAATCCGCAGAAATAGCAATCGGTCTTGAAAGAACTTTTTTTCGCTTTAACCGTTCTCCAATAAAGTTCGAATTTACGCTTTTTTCCAGTTCATAATCTGTTGCTTCAATTCCAGAATATTCTGTTACACCAAAGTCCGGTTCATCCAACACAAGCGTCTCTTCTCCTTTTGAAAAACGAAACTCTATCCTGTTCAAGTTAATGCCAACCTCCTTGCTTCTTTTCTAAGTGCACGGCTCACCTCTATTGGAGACTGAACCGGCTGATAGAAATTAATCTCCTGTTTTACTTCCGTATTTTGAGAAGCTGTATATCCGTAAGCCTGTGGCGCTCTTTCAAGCATTTTGTTTGTCGTGATTCTGGAAACTGTTTCACTTACTGCTCCTCTCATCATTCCAAGCAGAGACTTTACATCCACCTGCATGGCATCGGTTACCATTTCCGCAGCCTGTGTTACAACAGAAGTATTATCTTCCATTCCTCCACTGATACCGTAATCAAACATCTTACCAATCCAGCCGCCCACTCGTGATGGAGAATGAATTTGTAAGTTTGCCTTTGCCGCATTAGCTGCCGCACTTGCTACAGATGCCGCTACGCTTGCAACCCCATAACCGCCCGCACGAATACCATTCGCAAAGCCATTTGAGAAGTTTACTCCAATCGAATAACTGCCACCAGAATTATTTGCCAATGCTTCTCTTGCTCCACTTCCAAGAGAAGCCGCTGCCAATGAAGCACTACCTTTCTTTTCATTAATTCCGTCTACAAAACTGGAACCCAGCTTGTTTCCCTGAGATTTTGCAGAACTTGCTACATTAACACCACTCAATCCTTTCGTTGCCGCTGTTCCAAGTCCTCTTGCCGCACTCGAAGCACTATTTGTTCCATTTCGGATTCCAGCTGCAAACTGATTTGTTGCGGTTTTTGCCTGTTGAGTAAAATTGCTCGGGATATTTGTTCCTTTTAAGGAAGTTTTTGCAGAGTTTCCAAGTGCGGATGCTGATGATTTTGTATTTCCCTGCCCTGCTGATAATGTCCTTGCAAAACTTTGTGTTGCTGATGTCGCTGCGGTCTGATAGTTTCCAGCAACAGACATATTTCCAAGACCAGATTTCGCCGCATTTCCAAGAGCTGATGCTGCCGATGAAGCACTACCCGCCCCGCTGTTCAAGCTATTTACAAGCCCTGATACTGCACTTTGAGACTGGGAAGAAAATGTTCCTGGCATATTTCCGGCAACGATTCCGGTATTTGCCGCATTTCCAAGAGCCGATGCTGACAACTGCATAGATTCTGCACTGCTCAACAAATATGTATTCGCTGCTGATGCGGCGGCAGATGCATTTGAGCCAAACACTGCCGGCATGTCTGCCGCCGTAAATCCAGTTGCACCAGACTGAGCAACTGTTAATGCCGCCATATACAGTTCTTCCTGATGTGCAAGCACTTCCTCTACTGTCATTCCGCACGCTTTTGCCGCCGCAAACACTGCTCCGGAATAATCTGTTTCCGTAAATCCTCGTGTAATTGCACTTGCACTGTTTCCTGCCGCTGTCCGAATAAAATCCTCACCAGTTTCAAGCTGATTGATTGTTGAATCAACTGCATCACTTGCTTTCTGAGCAGGAGTAGTCTGCGTATCAACTTCATCAATGCCTTGAATCAACTGTTCGATTGCTTCTGTTCCGACATCACCAAGTGCACCACTATCTTTTAAGTAGGTAGCAAATGTCTTTATGATTTCGTCAGAGGTCATAGATGAGATGTGTTGAAATTCCGGAACTTTATCTTTCATTCCTTGCATCATCTCACTCATGCTTGAAGCTAATTCTTCTTTTCCCTCTGGACCCAATTTTTCAATATTATTAATTGCATTTAGAATTGCATCTTGAAGAGTCCTTGGAATTTCTCCACCAGAGGCTTTAATTTCCTCTGCCGCCATTCTGAAGCCTTGCGACATTTTTGCATAATCAGTAGATTCAAGTGCTTTTTCTATTGTTTCCTGACTATACTTTACACTTTTTGCTGCTTTATCTGATTCAGTTGGAATCTTTGCATAAGCATCCAAAGCCTTTTGTATACTTTCTGGTGTTCCCTCACCAAGTAAATCCATAACTTTGTCCAGGGAACTGGTTTGAACTTCTGCTTTCTTTGCTTCTTTTGTCGCCTCTGAAAGATTTTTTCTTGTGCTTTCAAGATTTTCGTTTGCCTGTTCAAATGCCTTAGCATCGTTTCCGTTCCACGCTTTTGCATACTCGTCTAATGCTTTATTATACTGTTTCTGGGCTTTTGTTAAATCTGCCTGTATTTCAGACTGCTTCTGCAAATTATCGGCATACTGATTTGTTACAGCTTCCTGCACCGCTTTCTTTTTCAAGCTACGCACATATTCATCAATGGACTGTGTTACATCTCCAAGAGACTGCTTCACACCCTCATTATTCTGTATAAATCCATCTGCGGTAATGGAATATTCTGTTCCCATTGCCTCATTTAACTGATTTAAAATAGAACCTGCAAGCTGTTCACAGCCTTGTTTGACTTTTCCAGTTTCGTCAAATGCCTCTGACATTTTGTTTTTTAGTCGTTCCAGCGGTGCCGCTGAACTTTCGGCTGATTTATTTGTACTTTCAATTGAACTGGACAAATTATCTAACTCGTTTCGATTCTTTTCAATTGAAGCACTTAAATTATCAATTTCTTTTTGAAATGCAACCTGTTCTTTGCTTGCCTCATTTGATTTGAGTGCCAGATAGGCAATTCCACCTGCCAGTGCCGCAATTCCTATTGCAATCATTGCCGCAGGATTCGCACTCATTACTGCATTTAATGCAGCCATTACTCCTCCTGCTTCGGATGATGCCCTACTAAGCTTTATAACAACAGAAGTAACCGTAACGACTGGTCCTTCTACCGTTTTAAAGGTTTTAAATGCAGCAACAAGAGATACTGCAATCGGTGCAACCGTATCCATATTATCTGCAAGTTTAATGAATACTTTTCCAAGTCCACTTACAATTGGTTCTGCAATCTTTACAACACTTTTTAATCCAGCATCAAATGTCCGTTTTAAAGCATCCATTCCTTTTTTGGCTGGTTCTTGCATCTTTTTAGGCAAGAGTTTAATTAATCCAGAACACAGAGTATTTACAATATCTGTTGCTGATTTTTTGAGCTGATTTTTATTATTCGCTATCCCTTTTACAAATGCCTTAAGTAAAGATACGGATGCATTTACCATTTTAGGAGCAGACTGTGCTACTTTTACTGATAAATCCGCAAGCACTGCTCCTGCTTCTTCTACTGCTGCATCCAGTCCACTATTTTGTAAAGCATTTGATACTCTGCCAACCGCATTAATTCCTTCTTCTGCTGCTTCTTTCAAAGATTCTTCAATATTTTCGTAAATTCCAATGCCAAGTCCTTCAAGAGCAGAATTTAATGCTGTTAATTTTCCTTTCAAGTTATCCTGCATTGTATCTGCCATCTGCCCGGCAGCTCCGTCTGCATTTTCGATATAACCTTTTAGTTGGTCGAAACGTTCACCTGAATTTGCCAGTAATGCATTAACACTCTTTAGGTCAACTTTATTAAAAATAGTATTTAGAACCTGTGTTCTCTCACTCTCATTCATCGACCCCAGAATCTTGTTTAAATCGTTGAACGTACCATTCAAAGGACGCATTTTCCCTTCGGCATCAAACACATTCAGACCAAGTTCTTCCATTTTCTTCCGGGCAGTGTCAGTAGGTGCAGATAAACTCAAAATAACATTTCTAAGTGCAGTTCCACCTTCTGCACCTTTTACTCCATTATCTGCAAATATTCCGAGTACGGTATTCGCTTCTGTTACTCCTCCGGCAAGGGACTTTGCAGTTCCACCAACCGTCAAAAGTGCTTCGCCTAACTGCTGGACGCTTGTATTACTCTTTTGAGACGTCTTCGCCATTTTGTCAACAAAGCTTTCGACCGTTCCAGCTTTATCACCAAGGGCTGACATACTGTCTGTTACCATATCAGATGAAGTCGCAAGGTCCATGTTGCCTGCTGCTGCCAAATTTAATATAGTTGGCAAAGTGTTAACTGCCTTATTTGTATCATATCCTGCAAGAGCCATATAGTTTAATGCATCTGCCGCCTGAGTTGCAGAAAACATTGTTGTCGCTCCTGCATTTTTCGCAGCTTCTTGTAATTTTGTAAATTCTGCACTTCCATTATGGATTTCTTCGGTCGACATTCCCATTGTTGCAGCCACTTGACTCATTGCCGCTTCAAAGCTAGAGCCAACTTTTACTGCATATCCACCCATTCCCGACAGAGCAGCAGATGTAGCAGTGATTGTTTTTGTTGCTGTTGCAAGACCTTTTTGTGCTAATGACGAGATTTTTCCAAGTCCATTTTCAATCCCCGTTGTATCCAATCCGGTTTCTATTACAATCTTGCCATCTGCCATTTTCACACTCCTTTACAAATAAGGAGAAGGGTCTCTTCCTTCTCTCAAAGCTTTAATTAACTCTTCATTTTCTTCTACCTGTTGTATTTTATAGTATCTCTGCATTGCTTTATAGAAAGCAGCTTGTTCTTTCGACAGACTCTTATTTGTCGTATCGATAATTCGATACGACATAACTTTATGTAATGATACATTGTCTGGAATATCATCTAACATTGCAATAAACTCCCACCAGTGCAAAAAAGGAATAGTATGTAAGTCAATTCCGTAAACATCATTCCGCCTAAAAGCAGAATAAATCAACCAGGCATCTTCTTCGAAGTCCAATGCCTCATTGCTATTAATTCCAAGTATTTTCTTTGATGGCTTACCTTTTTTCTCTTTCTTTCCACACTTCACAAACCAAGTTGCCTGCTTTGCAGCTTCTGCAATATCACGTGGTAGTATTTTATACAAAATCCGCAAGCATCTTTCTATGTCTGCTAACGTTTCACCCGCATCTTCTACCGCTTCCATATAGCGTAAAACAGTGCGGAAATCTGCATAAATTGGATATTTCCCGTCGTTTACTTCTAAACTTTCTGGCGGTTTTTCTGTCAAAAAACTCATATCTTATTCCTGTACGGACAGAAGAGGAGTTACTTTTTCCTCTATCACCTGTTCCTGGTCATCTGCATACATAGACAAAAGACGATTCGTTTTCTCATTCATCATCTGCTCCTGCCTATCTTTCTCTTCACAAAGTCTTGTATAAGCATCAACGCATTTCATTAAGTCATTTTCATAACCACATACTGCAGTTCCTGCTCCTTCACCAAAAACACTATCAAATGCAACTTTTACTGCTTCGCACTGGATATTAATCTGTTCTGGCAGACTTTTTCCCTGTGCTTTTTCTGCTTCTTCTGCTACATATTTATAGCTTTCCACTAATCTCTGTGCCTGATTTGCTTCAAACACATTCAAATTAAGCAAAGCTCCATTGATATTAATCTCCATTTGCATTTTCCTCCTGTTTTAATTCGGCAGTATTCTTTACTACCTCTCTTTTTACTGCCTTTGTCAGCTTAGAAGAGAGGGATTTTACTCCCCCGCATCTTCTTTAAAGGTTTTTTTCTCAGGGTCGAAATATCCAAACACCCAGTCACCTTTGCCAAGTAAGTTTCCAGAGCCTGTGATTTCTCCGTCATTGTCTGTAAATTCAGCTACTTCAATTGCTACTTTTCTCTTTCTTGCTGGATAGCCGTTTACTGTTTTTGAGCCTGCCAAATCCACACGCACATAATTTGCTTCTGCATCCGTTCCAGTTTTTTCTTTTCTTCCAATTTCAACGATAAAACCTACTGCCTCTTCTGATTCAATCATGTCCATTTCAAAAGGTGCTGACCAGTCGTAGGACCCGATTGATTTTGTTGTAGACTTATTATTAACATAGCGTTTGCTAGTTGTCTGTGCGGCTGGACTATCATCAATTTTTGTAAAGCCAGTCCCCATAAATGCGTACTTTTCCGCTTCGGTTCCTACGTCTAAATAATCCGCTTCCTGATATCTCTGTTTTACTCCCATGCTTATCTCCTTTTCTGCAAATAAATAAATTCGCACTGTATCGTGTACCGTGCTGTTTTTGCTTCTGCATCTACCATGTAACCGTTTGTTGTTGCCCGAATAGAGCGTGATTCTTTCATGCTGTCGAGCTTAGGAAAAACTCTGTTTCGTGTACAATCTTCCAGCCATTCCTGGAAGTGTTCATAAAATTCCGAGGTATCAATATTTTCCATATCTCCCCAGAACACCCTACTGCAAAAATGAAATGCAACACGTCTTATGCTGTCTCCATTTGTGTATCGCTTCACAATCGACTCTGCTGGTACAGCTTCAACCATATAATTTGTTGGTTTTTCTTCCAAGAAATCAATATCTACCTTTGAAAACGTCTCTTCAAACTCATCCAAGTACGGACACGTTGCAATGAAATCCCGGATAGCACCAATTACACTCATCCTCTTTTACCTCCACAAAACTTTGCTGTAGATTCTACAATTTCGTTTCCTCTGTCTGCCCACATTCGCTTATCCCACTCTTTTCCGGCAAGTGGTGCTTTACTTCGGTTCTTTCCGGAATTTTCATAGTACTGACGTCTTGCATAAGGCTGACCGTAAGTAATATGGGTCGTTGATTCTACAGCTGTATTTTCAAGTGGTCCATTTAATTTCGGGACATAAGGCACACACAAACGTCTCACTTCATGAGTGAAGAACTTTTGTCCTGCTCCATTTTTATTTAAAGAACGTTTTAACAGGATCTTCTGTTCATCATCCATTTCAACTCGTACTCTTGTCTTTGACATTATGCGCCTCCAATCCGGATATGAGGTTCTAACCCTCTCTGATTGTCCGAATAGCTTAAGATTCTTCCAAACAGCAAGCCTTTCTTCTCTAAATCGGATTCTTTTGCAATCTCATCTTCTAAGATTCCTTTTACAAACACATCCCCATTTGAAGCAGTGAAAAAGCCTGTCACATCTTCTTTTCTTGCATATTCCGATGGTTCTAAGAACGTTTCCTTTCTTCCTGTCATCGGAATCCGAATCTTTATAGAATCTGCGCTGTCTAAGCCTTTATCACTCACCGCTACCTTTTGGTCTGTGTACCAATGCACACCACAAAGCACGGTACGTTTATAGATGTACTGTCGTGTTGTCTTATCTAATCTTCGGTTGTAAAGGGTAATATCCGCATTTACAATCATTCCTCATCCACTCCCATGTATAAAAGACTACTTGGCATTAGATAAGTGCTTGCAATCTGGTATAAACGACTTTCAAATTCTTCCTCTGTCTGTTCTGTCTGATAGCTGACGGAATATCCATCGTTGTTTTCCGATACAATATTTCCTCTTACCTCTCTCTTTTGCATTGCCTCAGCCATTTCACAGATTGCGTACTTTGCATTTTGCTCCCAGTCTTTTGCTTGCCAGTCACATGCAGTTCTTCCAAAACTGAAATGTTCCAGACGTTTTTCCGCTTTTAATTCTAAAGAAAGCCAGGCACGTTCTGGTACCTGACTTCCTCTAAAATTTTCAATATAAAAACTATAATCTACTTTCATATCTCATCAACTAGCGGTTTTTACTGTATGTACATAAATACCGTCTACTTTGTTGTCATAAGTTTCTGCAATACCGACAGTTCTATAGTTAAACTGCCATGCATCTGCGTTCATGTTCTGTTCCGGTGAAAAGATTTTTGAAACAGTGTGCTTCTGATACTGGATAACTGCCTGTTTGTCAATCACAATAAAGTTCATCGCAAGTGCACCGGTATCTTTTGTAAATCCACCTGCTCCGGAAGCAGTCAGTTTTACTTTATTGAAGAACCTTCCCGATGGTACTTTTACGATTCCTGCAAATCCCTCCAGTGCTTTTTTGGATGCAGTTGTATCTAAGTCATCAATCATTCCATAAAGTGCCGGATTAATGAACAGGTAACAAGTTGCAAGATTTGCCTCTGCATTTTCAATGTGATTTCTTGCTTCACGAAGTGCTGCAAGTCCTGCCTTTCCATCTGCAATATCTGCACTTACTGTTGCTACATTCTTTGTCTGCGCATAAGCAGACAGACGATAAGCATCCAGTTCCGGAACAACCTGTGTTCTAAGAAATTCACCAGATAATTTACCAAATGCGATACTTGCTGTATCAATATTGTCCATTGCATCTACAACAAACTTTCTACCACGGTCATAAGTACATCTCTTAGTTTCATAGTCTAATGTAACATCTCCTGCCGCATATCCGTTTGTTTTGGAATAATCTGCAAGACCCTGCATAGTCATTTTCGGAATCAAAATTTCGTTTGCATTTGCACCCTCTTTTACCAAGTTATTTGCTCCATCCAGCACAGCTGTTAAAGAGGATAACTTGTAGACCTCATCCAAAAGGGTTGAGTACTGTTTTCTTAATTCAATTGCGTTTGGCATTCAACTTCTCCTTATTTGTTTTCCGGAAGTCCCATAGCGGCACGAAGCGCAGACACTCCATCTGCTTTACCACTGCCACCATTTCCTCCGGTTGAACCTACTGGATTCTTAAACGGTTCATCTGAACCAAACAGATAAGCATCAGACTCTTTTACCGCTCCAATCGCAGCCTCAATGTCGGCAGACTGGTTTTTCGATGCTTTGAGTGTTTCCATGTCAAGCATTGCCATAACTGCCTTTTCATTTCTACCTCCGGCTTTCTTAATTGCGGCACTTAATTCTCCGGAAAACTGACGTTCTGCTTCTTTCTGGGCATATTCTGCATCTTTTGCCTGCAAATCATCCTGAAGCTTTGCAATTTGACTCTGCAAGTCTTTTACGTCCACTTCGTCAAATTCTTTCAGCTTTTCATTTACAGTATCAAGAGAAGATTTATACTCATCTCTCTTCGCAACTGCATTATCATACTCATTTTTAGTACGATAATTTTCTTTCCATGCCTTTTCAAAGTCCGCTTTTATCTCTTCAGGAAGTTCAAGTCCGAACTCTTTAAGAATCTCATAGATATTTTTCATGCTACATTCCTCCTGAAATCATTTATTGACCGCTCTTTCAGCGGTATGGGATATATCCGGTTCTTTAATGCCTGCCGAAAAAAGGCATAAAAATAAGATGCCTTTCAGCATCTCAATCATTTTTTTTATAAGTTATTTCAATATCTGTCTCTGAACTGAATATTGTTGTTCCTTTATACGTTCGCATTGCCTTATAATTTGCAAGTTCTTCATCTGTTAATTTAACTATAACAGGCTTCTGTAACGCACAATAGCATATAACTTCATGTGAAGAAATCCACTCTTTAAATTCTTCTAAACTTATGCTTTCACCCTCTTTACATGGATAAAGGAATATCTTTTTCACATAGGTAAAACATATTCCTTTACATTGTATACCATTTCTAGTCTCATTAATAAAATAACGGCATAACATTTCTCCTCTTCTTAGCCTTGCATCAAACAAAGTATTTGTTGAAATTTCAAAACGACGAACTGTTGTTTTGCTTGATGAATCAACTTCAATATCTTTCAAAAGGATTTCCATTTTATCATTTAATTGGATTTTTTCTACTCTTTTGACTTTTACTCCTAGTTCAAAGTTAATTTCATCGCAAAACCATTTTTGTCCATGCTCATCTACAAAATTACCTTCTGTTAAGGACGGAATACCAAGCAGACCATCTTCTGTTTTAACTAAAAATACTTTTTCCTCTTCATCTACTGATTTTATTCTTACCGCAACCTCGCCAGTTTCTCCAATATTTTTAATTTCTTGCGGATATTCTAATGATGGTGACGGTTTTCCTCCAGTATAAGGTTCCCAAGGCAAGTAATCACTTCCTTGATTAAACATTATTTTTAAATCAGATATATCTATTTTAGTTCCGGCTTTTGTTGTATTTCTTAGCATAATACGATACTTGCTGCCCTTTTTATGGACGAATTTTATACTTTGTTTAACATTTGTTGCGTTGATTGCTGCAATTACTGATGTATCATCTTTTACAACAAATATTGTAAAGCAATTAGTTGCTGGTGCACCTTCAACTTTAAAAAATACTGTTCCTTCTTCGAATTTAACTTCTTCATATACTGCTTTTCCTCCAACAATATAAAAATCTGCTTCGTTCCCATTTATTTGTTTTTTTGTTACTCCGTTCGCAGTAATAATCCCATCTTTGCACTCCCAATTAATCCCATTTGCAGAATACTTTATATCTACAAGTGGTAATAACTGCGCTCCTGTCGTACTTATTTGTGTGCTCTTTCCAAATATCCTCAAATTTTTCAACGGTGCTTTCGCACTATTTAAGCAAACAACCGGATTACCAGTTACTGTTTCAAAATTATATTTTTTTATTTTATATAATCTCCCTAATTTTAATCCAGAAAAATTCATCCCTGATATTACATCATCTACCATTTCAGGCATTGTACTTCGACACCTCTTTCATCTGTCTCTTCTGGAATAATTGTCATAATTCCTTTCATCGTTGGAAGATAATTCGTATCTGCTCTGGCAGTAATTACTTGTGCACATTCTGCCGGAATCAATAAACAATCATTTTTATTTGATGTCTCCTCAAGTGCCACATAAATATCGCCTTGAGTAAAATTCTTAACCAAATATTCAATTCCAGCAACATCAAATTCCAATTTTATCGGAGTATTCGCACTTGTTGCCTGTCTTTTAAAAATACACTTCATTTTTTACTCCTTATAAGGTTCCCATTTTTTTCTTGTTTTTCCCACTGACAACATAACACCTTTAAAAGTCGCCTCGTATTTTCCTGCTAATACACTTCCGGCTGTATTTTCTGTTACAAAAAGTCTAACTTTAACATTCGTAGCCTCTTTCGGAATAGATAAAGTAATTGCTTTTTGTTTTTCTGTAGATATCAACGTCTTATAACAATACTTGCCATTTTGCATATATGCGGCTCCAACGACTGCACTCTCATTTGGTACATTGCTTTTGTAGTCATCATATTGAAGAGTTACTGTTTTTCCAATAACTCTTTTCAATGGTATTGAATATACTGCATTTACAAATTTTTTACTAGAAGCTGTTGCATTTGCCCCTATTTCTGCTTTAAGTGTAATGGAATATCCCTGTTTATCTACTTTTATTTCTTTAATACCAAGTTCTGTTTCGGAACTTTTATATGCATTAAATAACTGTTTGCTTTTCTTTGACATCTGATATAACGTTTCTTTTTTAGTCCCAATAAACCTCATATCACCACTTATCATATCTCTTTGCACTAAAACACTCCTCTCATGGAGTCAGTGCTTACAGGGTTAAGTTTTACCCCCCCGCTCAAAACTATTCTTTCTATTCATCAAATTCTCCTTTAAAAATAGTATAAAAATACCACCAGTCGCTCAACTGATGGTATTAATCAATATTCAATCTTTTTTGCAACTATCGCAATGAAAACTTTTTGTTGTTTTAAAATCTCCAACTGCAATCATTACACCTTTTTTACAACATGGACAGATAACTTTTTCGTCATTTCTTAATTTTTCCATAAATTCATAAGGATTCATCTTGTCACCTCCATGGTAACTCTGGATATAATTTCTTTACTTTTTAATCAACAATTAGCTGACTGCCACACTTTTCGCATTGAAAGGTATTTGTTTTTTTACAATCTCCTATTGCTATCATCTTTCCTTTGCACTTTTTACATAATACACATTTCCCCTCACGCAAAAGTTTCAAGCGTTCATGGGTTGGCATAAGCAAAGTATCATTCATAAAATCACTCCCATTTCAAATATGGATACATGTCATCTATATATTTCATTGTATCCTTAATCGTCTCCTTTGTCAATTTCTCACCTCTATGTCTGCATTCATTCAAAAAACATTCTAATTCTTGGTTTTTAGTATTTGGCTTATTGATTTTAGCATGTGTTGCTTCGTGTATCACAGTAAGAGCTGCATCTTTCACTTTCTTTACATTATCAGCGTATACATTAATTGTCCCTGATTCAAATGTCCCTGCTCGTCCTGGTTCAACATCCACCCCATAATATATATTTACAGGAATATCATTATCTTGTATATATGCTAATAATTCTCGTCCTATTTCAGATTTATTCATTTCTTTCATAATGTTATGAGGCTTTATAATATCCCTCCCCTTTTGCGGACTTCTTCCATCAAAAGTAGTAAAATTCTTTTCATTATCTTTATAACGTCTTGGTGCAATCTGAACAGTTCTTCTACCAGCCATCCTCCCCAGCCCATCCATATACACTCGTTCCATCTGCTCCGGAAGTTTCATTTTCTTTGAAAAGTCTTTATACTGACTTAGTGTATTAAGATATCTCGCCTGAGCTGCTATCACGGTATCCAAGTCTGCATTTCCCTGTTTCAGGTTCTTAATATTTGCTCTCTGTGCCCGCATGGTCGTTTCCATCTGCCGTTGTGCCTGTGATGCCTGGTATGCATTGTAGCTTTTGCCTTTGTACTCATGCTCTTCCTGCTCTTTTGCTTCCAGCTCTTCTAACTGCTCGTCTGTATAAGTCCTTGCAGAAAAACCATCCACAAAAGCATAGTAACTATGCTTACAATTCCATCCACATAAACCTCTTCCCTCTCCAAGTTCGCACACTCTTACAAGGTCATCGTAGCTGTAGACTTTACCGCCCCACCAGTGTTCTGGTCGGTGTCCACCATGCCATGTCACTTCGTATTTATCCGTTTTCAGGTCTTTTGCAACCATTTCGTTTATTTTACTGCTCAACTGTGAAACACCTGTCATAATGGCTCGTCTTGCCGCCACAGGTGCACGGTTTCTCGATCCGGACGCATAATCTACTGTTTGTAGTCCGGATGCTGTCATTTCTTTTACGACTCTTCTTAAAACAGTATTATAATCAAACGAACCTGTTACAATATCCATACAGGCAGAATCTAAATACTTCTGGTAATACGTTGCCAGTGGTGTGAATACTTTCTTGCCACGCATTTGCACGGTAAATCCCATTGACCTAGTAAGATTCTTTATTTCTCCCTGTGTCTGTTTTGAAATTGCATCTGCCCATTTTCTAACTGTTTCATTCTCTTCGAGTGGAATAAAATTACCGTTTATCTGCTCATAAGCATCTTTATTTCTGACATATTCCCAGTCACAGACTTTATCGTACAAAGCCCAGATTTCTGGATAAGAAGCATTTAAAAGTTCTTTCAATTCCTTTTCTATGAATTCTGTACTATTTAGCAATAGGAGTTTATTTATCTGATAATCTGCCGTACTCGTAATTTCACCAGTCTTTTTGATTCTTCTTACAATGTCCGCATAAATACGGTTCTGCAAATCATAAAAAAGTTTTTCCGTCCGAAGTGGCAACGTTCCTTTTTCATCTGGTGTCATCATAACTACTTACTCCTCAATCGGGTCAGGGTCTACACTTTCATCAATAATCTTCTTTGCGGCTTCTTCCTCTGTTTCACCGTACCACTTTGCACGGTACTCTACTAAGGTCATTGCACCCAAGCTCACATCCTGTCTATCCTGCTGTCGTTCTGTCTCTTCACTGGTTAAAATGGAATCACTGAATTCACAGAAGAACTCATAACCGGAAGTGTACATAGAATTATAAAATGCCAGTCCTGCCGCAAAATCTTCAAGGCAATCCCTAAGTTTTCCCTGTATTGCTTTTACACGATTATACTTTCTCACCTTTGATGACTTGATTTCTTCCGCTGTTTTTTCAACATTCTGCACGTTTGAGAGGTCTCCATAGCTTAAACCTACAATAAACTCAATTTCTCGCTTATATTCTTCTAAGCCACGCCGAAACGCTTCGTCACGCATTTCCGGAGAGTACTCACGGAACAGTTCTTTGTCTTTTCCATCCTCAAGATTTAAGCCACGATACAATCGTTTGCTTAGTCGTGGCAGATTAAAACGTCCACCTTTTTGCTTTAGTGCTCTCTCATCCACGTGAATGGCACGTTCTCCGGAATTGTATTCCCAGTCAAGACGTGCCGCCTGAACGTCCGCTTTCATAATCCGCTCTTTTGCAGATTCATATACCGATACACCGCAATAACTGGCATCTACATTGTTACGAAGTGGATTCCTGTAATATCCAAAATCCATTTGTTTCATTCCCGGGTAGCTGACCGGACCGGCTTCTATATTCTGCCACTCTCCTATTTCTTCAAGAGAACATTCCTGTCCAATGTCAGCCTGTGTCTGTGAATGATAGCACCTGTTTGAAATCGTAAGCACTCCATTTGCAATGGTATGCCGTTCTACTCTCGTATAATAATCAATCTCACCGATACGTTTTACTGTAAGAAACGCAACATCAGTTGGTCCGCCATTGTCTCCAAACTGAATCGGTATAAACTTATCCGCAGTAATAAACTCTGCCAATCCTCCCGGCAACGGTTTCAAACAAAAAGAACCCAATGCAAGACCATCCTGCAAGTGCTCATTTAAAAGTGTAAGCTGTTTTTTATATATCTTGTCCAGTGCCGGCACAGAAATAGAAGTTTCCATCTCAGCCAGCACAGTATCTGCAAATTCACGACAGATACCTTGTTCTATCTTAAGTGACTGCACATCGCTTCCAGTCCAGTCGGCAGCTCCGTCGAGCATTAACTTCCATTCGTTGATGGCATCAATCATTCCCTGCGATAATGCCACATCCGTACCAAGTATGCTTTTTAATTGTGTATAGCCAAACATTCTCGCTATCCTCCTCAGAAAATTCTTAATTCCATCAAACATTTTCTATTCCTCATCAATCAGATACTTCATATCTCGTTCAATCGTATATTCAAACGCATCTAAACTGTCAATGTCTGTACTGCCATCGTCAAGCCGCTCGTCTACTAAAGACTCTTTATCATAAACCGCATCACAAAAGGCTGTTTCTAAACTCTCGCAATCTTCTGTCAAGAAGAACCTCCCTGCTCCCATTAACATCTGTGTACAGCGGATACGGTCAATAATCGCCTTTTTCTTTGCTGGCTTTACAGACATCCAAGGATATCTCGTCTCTACATTATTCCGAATAGATGCGCCCAGAACAGATTCCGCATTGTCGAAATATACCGTTTCAACATTGCAGTACTGCATGTATTCTCCTCGCCCATCCGTTACCGCATATTTATCAATAACTTCCTGTACAAATTCAAGAAAAAGCTCTGTCAGTTTCTTTGAGTCAATCCCTTCCGGAAAATCGTCTACCATGATGCGCCTGCTCATCACACCAACAACTTCTCTGTAATTATCTGTGTAACCTCTTGCCACAAAAGCATGACCGGATTTATTTCCACCAAAGTCCAGACCAATTTCAATCGACACAATATCTGTTTTCTTAAACTCTCTGCGCTCCGTATTGCCCTCTATTTCGTCTTTTATCTCACATCGGAACAATTCTGACTTATCTGCAAAACGCTTGTAAATTGCCCCATCTGCACGCTTCCACTTGCCAAGTATGAGCCTTTCATACCACACCGTGCCCTCGTACTCTTTGCAGAGCTGTTCTACATACTCCGGCGGTAAAAACGGATTATCAAAGATAGTGTACTTCTGCAAATAGATATCCAGTTCTTCATTGTCGATGAACTTTTTCAGCCAGTGTGTTGGCTGTTCTGGGTTGCACGCTCCATCAAAACACGAATACGGCTTATCCAGTCGTGATTTCAGCATCTGGAACACATCTTGATTCCACTTTGCAATCTCATCGCCGTAACAGTATTTGATACTTGACCCCTGTATCTTTGCAACCTGGCTAACTTTTTCTGCGCCCAAGCAGTACACATCTTCACCGCAGATTCTTGCGATATTCATGCTGTTGATAGTCCCAATTAATTTATCGGTATACAACTCACGCATTGGTTGCAATACATTTCGTTCAATTGAAGCCTTTGAAACTCCAAGAATCGCATTTAATCCTGGCTTTCCTTTTCTTTCTCGGATCCGGAACGGAATAATATAAGCAGTATCAACAAAAGACTTTCCGGAACGAACTGCTCCGGATTTAATGTTCCAGCGATGCGTGGCATGTAAAATATACTCATTCTGCTTCTTGCTTAACTGCATTGTCCCGCATCTCCTTTAGTATCGCATCCAGTCTGTCTAACGCTTCATCCGTCTCGTTTTCACCAGTTATTTGCTGTTTCCTTGCCCTCTTCAACTCAATATCTGCTTCTTTCTCTCGGATTTCTTCGTCTGGCACTTCATACTGTCCTGCAAACCGTGCTACAGCCTCATAAGCCTTTACATCACCCTTTAGTGCTTTCTTTATCATTGCCATATTGATTGCACTTTCAAGAGTGCTGTCTATGCCAAAACTTTCCAGAAATGGAGTTAATTCCTCGTTCTCAATTTTTGCACTAAGCAGCAAGTTTAAAGTTTTCCGGAAGTTTGCTTTTCTACGTCTGGCTTCTCCGGAGGCTTTACCGCCTTTTCTACCCATTTCTCTTGCTTCGCTCACGCTTCGTTTGTTAAAAGGCACTAAGTTTTCATTGTTCGCCATCACCTCACCTTCCTATCTGGCTAATTTTGTGTAAAAGAAAAGAGACACCTAAGTGCCTCAAATCTTAATCTTTCTGATGTTTTTTTAAATCATTAAGAAAATCAATAAGATCATCTATTTTGTTTATATCTATAGAGGTTCTTCCATGATTCTTTCCATTATTTCCGAAAAAATGAAGGCTTACAAAATCCTCTGTAATAATTACTCCTCCCAGTACTTTTTTACCATATATTATTTTTCTAGATCTTTTTCTATAACTCTAAATATTCTTTTTAAAATCATAAAGAGGTTTATAAGCATTAAAAATGTCAAATAATAAATTATAAAACTTTCAATTTTATTAAATGTTTTTGCAAATAACTCAATAAAGCACAGAATCAATATCGTAATACTTACCAATATTTCAAACATGATAGAATAATACGTCTCTTTTAATATTTTTGATGATATTGCCGCTTCTGATGCATTATACTGCGTATTACTTTTAACTTTTTCTCTCATATCAAGAATTAATGTTAATAATGTAAAAAACATAGACGTCAAAATAGATATTATTATCGTAATGATATTTATCGCCGAATCATCTATTGTTCTAATTTGCATTACAGCAACTGCTATTAATAACGGAATTCCAAAATACAAAATAATTGCTATCTTTGAAATTTTACCATTCACCTTTTTAAAACACAGAATATGCATTTTTATTAGATCAAAACAATTAATATATTTTAATCTAAAAATATATCTTCCAACCAAAAGTAATACCAAAGAAAATACTAAAATACTTGATGGACTTAATAATAGCTTTATTAGCTTTAATATATTTTCTTGATTCATAGAATCACCCTTCTTCTACTAACAGACCTTTTGCTATTAAATAAAATTCTCCTGTCTCTTTCATGGCTCCACATAAACTTGTAAACTCTGGATGTCCGCCTACTATTTCTACGACATCCGTTATGTCTTCAGTTACGATAAGTTTGTCAACATTTCTTAAACTTATTGTTTTGCTTGTTCTACCTGTTGCAAACTCTAATTTTAAATCATCGTATTCAAATCCATCTACCTGTACTACCTGATCATAACGTCTTGCACCATTTCTCCATTCAGTAAGTTCTCTTCTTTTATTTTCTAAAAATCCAATTGGTTTTTTTATGATGATTTCTCTTGACGCTTCAGTAATTCCTCTATTAATACCATATCTTTCAGAATCATCATCTGGTATATTGTAACTAATTAACCTTATTTTCTTCAATACTCCATGGTTGAAAAATCTATCCAAATAAGCTCTTGGCACTATGGTTCCCATTTCAAATTTAAACTCATTATCAATTTCCTTGATGCATTGCATCATCTGTTTATGCAACACTATTTTCATTCCTAAATTACTAACTGACTGTAAAATAATTATCGCACTGTTGATTTCTCCAGCAGGAACTAAAATTGAAAATCCAAAAGGCATAACATCAGCTTCATTTGTTGTTCTGTTATGTGACACATTTCCAGTTTCATAATCTACTAATTCTGATTCAATTCCATATTCTCCGGTTTTCACTCTACCATACAATACAGTATATTTTTCTTGGTTTTGTTCATTTAATACTGTTTCTACGTTCACCTCGTCAAATGTAAATACTGTCTCTGCAGAATTATCTGCAGAATATGTATTCATCAACCTGTCCATATATGTACGAACTATATCCACTAATGTTCTACCTTTAACATTATGCAACTCATATCTTTGATTTTCTCTGTCCTGAATGCTAAGTCCATAAACGGTTAATCCAATACTCTTCATAATAGCCCTCCAATACATTTATCTACTGACATTTTATACCATTTTAGTATATTTTTCAACAATTCTACGTATTGGATGCATTTTCGTTGTAGAACATTTGCTCTTATTTGTATATTGACAAAATGTACGAAAAAAACACCCTGTATTTCTACAGAGTGCTCTTCCAGATAAAATGTATTGGATTGACGGTCTTTAGCATTGCCCGGCATACCGTCTGAGCCTATACAGCAGCAAAGCTGTGATACCCTGCTACCGTTCTACATACCTGAGGAGGCTCTGAATTATCAGAGTTCCTATTGTGACTATATTACAGTTACTATAGGAATTACTAGGAACTCTTTTTTATAACAAAATTTGCAAGTGCTTTACCGTGAATTTTCGTAACGTTCCTGTATGTATATCCCATTTTTACTGCTATTTCATCCCACTTCATGCCCCTGATATACCGGTACACCAGCACGTCTTTCTCGTTTTCATCCTCCAGCCGTTCTATCCTGTCCCTGATTTCCTTAAACTTCCGGATTCTTTTGTATCGTTCCTTGTGGATTTTTCGTTCCAGCTCATCTACTCTGGAAACATATCCGGATAGATCGCCGCCACCGGATCCATGCGGCATACCGTCCTGTATTGCTGATGGATACCATTTATTCAATCGAAGTTCCAGAAGCTCTTCCTCAATGCGCTGAACCTGTTGTTTAGCTTTCTGGTATCCCCACAGATATTCTTTCTTTTTGTCATTTTCCTCTCTGATGTCCATCGGAATCACTCCTCCTTTTATATTTCCCATTCCTGCTTTGTCCTCGTATCCCTGACTTTTACAATCTCGATTCCATGAATTCTAGCCAGCTCATTCATGGCCTGTACTACCTTGCGTATATTACGAGGCATCTTACCGGCATTATGTACTGCCCTTTCTGCTGTCGGGTCTTTGTATCCTTCCTGATTCATTGTACCTCCTCAAAAATCTCTAGATATTTTCTGAACTGTTCCGCTTCTTTCTGGCTTCTTTTCTGCGCCTGCTCCGCTCATCAATAACTTTCTTTCCAAATCAGAGACAACTGTTTTCAAATCCTCACCCCCTCTCAATTGCTCTTTAACAACATACTTTCTAGTTCACTCATGTTGTATTTTCTCTGTTTAAAGTTGCAAAACTTCGTTTTCTTTGCTTCTGCTTGCTTGTTTTGTGTCTTTGCACTTATCTTTCTTACAGGATAGAACGTTTCCCATCCTCGCATTGCGGCTTCTTTTGCAACCTCTATCTTTTCAATATCCGTCTGTGCAATTTCACACAAACGTTCTTTATACAACTCAATCTGACTCGGACTGATAATTGCTCCTTTTTGCTTCTTGTATGAGATAAACAACAAAAAAGCATCTTCTACTTCTTGATTGTCAAAATATCTAATCTTTGTATCGATACTGGAAGTAGACTTTTCAACCGGAGGTTTTTCTTGCGAAGCAATATATATATATTTATTTACTTTACTTTCCTTTATGGCATTTTTCTCGGAATTATCGAAGTTATTCTCGGAAAAACTCTCGTTTTTCTTGGATTTATTTAAAAAAGGGTTCACTTTAATAAAGGGTTCGGTCTCCTCTTTTTTGAGAAGCCACAAATCCTCTCTAACTTGAATCGGATTTTTCAGTGCTCGTGATTTCACGGCAAGCTGAAACCGTTCCTGTATTCCGGCAGAGGTCAGAACCTTGACCGACTGAAAAAGTGTGTTATCAAACAGTGACCGTTTCAATAAGTAGTTTAAGACCTGCATCACCTTTTGCTCGCTCATTCTCAGACGTGCTGCCATCACGATCAGAAAATCTTCATCTACTTCTAAGTAGTAGCCCCTTTTGTATACTCTTGTGAGTAAATACATATAAATTGTAAATCCATCTGCGCCAAACTTGGCATATTCAACTTCTAAATCCTCGAAAATATCCACGTCAATCGGAAAGTAATCCAGACCCTCTTTTCTAGGTCTTGCCATGGATACTCCTTTCTGCAACTCTGCCGGAACCTTGTCCGACCAGAAAAGTATGCTCTAAAAACAGTGACCGTTCCGGCAAGAAGTTTCCTTTTTTTGCAGAGCTGCTATGTATTTGTGTGATATATGTGGTAAGCAGTATGAACTGCGAATCCCCTAAGCTGTTTTCGCTTCCTCTTCTTTCTTATCTGGAGTTTTCTTCATTAAGTTCATCCAGTAGAGGTAACAACTGTATTTCATTTCCTTTACAACCTTTACGTTGCTCTTTTTTAACATCTTGTCTAATGCGCATCCAGTTCGATGCACTTCCTGCATAAAGCTGGCAATCTCCTGCTCTGTAATCTTTCTGTCAGTTTGCTTTGGCGTTTCCTGCTTTGATTCAACTTTTTGATGATATTCATAAGTATCTTCCTCTGAATCATGTGATTCGCTCTCCGTTGGAATACAGAAGAGTTGGAAACATGCATATTTGTAAGCAGCTGATAAGGCTTTATTCAAACTCTTATCTCCAGAATCCATTGCTTCGCCTGACATGCTTATCTTGACGGAAGATCCATCTTCCGCAGATGTAAACTCATAGTCTACATCCACAACCGTATATTTCAATGGAGTGCCTTTTGCGGATACTCCATCTTCTCGTTTCACACTTTTTACAGTTGGAACGCAAAACACCTTATGCTTAATCAAAGCTGGCTGTAATGCATTGTAAACATCATCAATCCCTCTGAAACTATAGCTTTGCATTTTATTGTATCGGTCTTTTCCGATGCTCTTAATATCGTCCATGATTTCGACAATTGCTGTGTAAATTTTTTTTGTTTCCATATTTTTCCCTCTTACATTTATCTGATTCTCAAACTTTCCGTCTGCTTCGTTTCAGCAATCCCCTTGAACTCTTCCGGATTTTCTTTGACATCTGCTAATAACATTTTTCTATCCAGCTTCGGCTCCTGAGCAATCATGTATTTCTCCGGAATCTTCGCTTCATTCAGAATATTCAATGATGGAGCGTTTTTTTGAATTGAATAAGAATGAATGTCTGTCTTGAATTTCTTCTTATCCATCAACAGCATAGTATTTGTGAGATTTCTTTTTAAAAAGTCACTGCGACTCTTCAAGGTCTTTTTCATTTTTGTAAGTCTTTCGATTTCTTTATCAATCTTCTCGGTGTCATTGTCTAAATTAGTAAGGATTACCGCATAAGCATCCGCTTTTACTTCCAGTTCTGCTTCAATCCCTGCAAGTGTATCTTCAAACACTTGTGCATCCACGTCTGTATCTTCTACAATCTCGCATAACTGCATGTATTCCTGGGCAATTTCATATAACTTTAACATCTTAGTTCTCCTCTCTCTTTGTAATCAGAATTGTTCTTTCCAACAACTCATGTTCTTTTGCAACTTCTTTTCTGTGTCCGGCAGAGGGTGCAGAAGCCGAACATCCAGCTCCGGTTTTCATTTCCAACAAGTATTCATCCATCATAGTTTCTTTCCTCCTAAATCAACATCTTGCTTCTTTCCTCTTCTGGAACGTTCAACGTATCCAAAATAGTCCACAGTTCACTAAGTGTGCATGTTTCCGGTTCATTCAGACGTTTTAAGAATGTATGATACTTCATACCTGCATTTTTCGCTAAGTCTTTTTTATAGCTTCCGTTTGCACAGATTGCTCCACCTAAACACCGTCTTACCTGAGCAGCACGCTGTTGCTCTTTACTTAAATATGCAACTGGCATCCTCTCATCCCTCTTTCCATTTCTCTTCAAACAGCTCTACAACTTTATCTACTGTCAACGGTTCTCTCGTTTCTACACCAAGCACTGCACTAAGCACGTTCAGTGCCATTTTCTCCTCTCCGCACTCTCTTGAATTGTCTAACAAGCTGTTTAAGACTCTGACTTTCTCCGAATCTCTAATTAATTCTTCAAGTGCAGCAAACTCCATTTCTACCTTGCTCATGATGCCTTATCCTTTTCGATTTTAAATTTTGCCCAGTTCTCAATAAACTTCTCTGCCTGCTTCTTTGCTTTGTTTTTCTTTCTCGCCTGACACAAGCCAGCGAGGAACAAAATTACTGCCGGTCCCGCAATCCAAGCCACAGCAAATGCCATTGCCTGTGCGTCCTTGCACTCGATGACATTACACAACCAACCGCCAAAGCAGATGCCTGTCCACAGCCCCAGAGCAGTTTCAAGAATATCCATTTTTTTCTTATTGCTCATTTTTTTCATTGTATTTCTCCTGCATACCTGTTAAGATATAAGTGATTTATTTAGGCTTGTGTCCCACAGGAAACCCCTATTTCCCATGGGACCTTTTTCTTTGCCTAAGCAAATCGTAACTGTGAGTTACATTCTTTGATTGCGATTTGAGTATTCGTGCACGGTTGCCAATGCTGTACATACTCAATCGCATCATCAAAACGTTTCTTTGGTACGTTGTTTCTTGAATTTACATGGAAGTATCTCTGTATATCTCTATTACACTCCGAAAATACTTTCTTACTGATTTCTCTATACGCTTCACTGCCTTTTCCACCAAGCGCATCAACTACAATATAGTTTACTGTCTCTTTAAGTGCCTGCTGTTGAGCGTAATCAATCGTCATGCTTTGCTCAAGTTCAGCAATTCGTTCTTCATGGTTATCAATCATTCCAAGCTGGATACGCATCATTTCAACTTGGCTCATCGGTTTTTGATAAGAACCTGTTTTTCTAATTGCTGGAAGCACTTCACTGGTTACCCAATGTTTAAAATCTTTAGCCGTCTCCAATCGGCTGCTAAATACTAATGCATACAATCCAGATTCATTGATTATTGTCATTTTCTGGTATCCGCCAAGGGTGTAGATAGTATCTACTCCCTTATCTTCCTCAAAAACATGTGTCAAAATCGCATCTCTGGAATTTTTAAATCCAAGTGCCTCTGCTACATCTTTCCCTACAAACCACACTTCTCCATTAATATTGATTGTTCTCATCTGTCCAAACTTTTCACTGTTAAAAATCTTTAAATCGCTCAACCTTATCACTCCATTTTTTTAATTTTTTTCAGAAGTCGTTCAACATCCCATTTCAGTCCTCTTAAAAATTTAATATTCTCGACCACATTTGGATACTCCAGTTCGCCTTTCGAATCTTTTCTTAGAGCTAACTGTTCCCAGAAATATAATTGCTTTTTATAATGTTCTTCTGCCCTAATTAAATGTGTTTTAATGTCAGCCAACTCATATTTAGTCAGTGCGACTCTTCGCTCTTTAAATGGTTCTAATGTCATATTTCTAATAATTTGAATACCATATTCGTTAGCACATGTATGTTCAATTCTGCATCCTCTATATTTCTCCCAGTCAGTGCAAAAGAAAGCAACATCTGCTGTAGCAAGTAATTCAAGTGACTTTGCAAGATACCAAAGTGGCTTAGCATCGTGAGGTGCTTCCTGAAAGAAAGAATCAATAACCTCTACATCCTCATTCAGCATTTCTTTTGCTACTTTTACCGCCTTTTCTCTTTCGGCAAGAATTTCCTCATCTGTTTTGTCTCGCATCGGTTGCGAAATAAATAATTTTTTCATCCTTGTTACTCCTCCTAACTAAAATTTAGCTTTATAAATATCGTCTTTTGTTACAGTAAGGGTACATTTTCTGTCCACACAATTTAATGAAAATGCCTTTACTGTATCAAAGCGAACACCATTCACACATACCGTTTTCATGTCCATATCAAATGCAAAGCTATGTAATTCCTTTTCTGCTTCATCTTTGTATGGATTTACCGGATATCCACATTTAGGACAATACCGTTCATCCTCTAAGAGATTAAGTTCATGTCCGCATTTATAGCACTTCATACCTCTTCACCTCTCTTTCTAAAAAAGTCTTCAATCTCAACTCCCAACGCATCTGCCAGTTCCGGAAGATGCTCTACACGCAAAAGTTTTCTGTTGTTCAGAATATCGCTGAAACTCTGCGAAGTAAGACCAGCCTGCTCTGCTACAAATGACTGCTTTAAGCCTTTGTTTTTGATGATATCTTTGATATTTGCGATAATATTGTTGTATGCAATACTGTCAGATGAGTCACTTTCATGTCTTATTCTTCTACTGATTTTTCTCACTCTCCCTTTCCAATAAAATCAACCGGATTAAGATTCAGCGCTGCGCAAATACTTAAAAACTCATCTGCCCTTAAATCTCTTTCCAGATGTTTGTCTCGTACACTTGCATAAAGCAAATAATATGGGATTTTACTTTCTTCTGCTAACTTTGAAAGATTTACCTTATTTTCTTCTAAATACTCTCCAACTCTTTTGGTTGCTCCTTTTACAATGATTTCTCATCTCTCCTTTCGGGTGTTGTAAGTTTCTTTTAATATTTATTTGCTTTCTTTTCCTTATCTGTTAGTGTTGACTTAAAATCATCTTTTTGTTTAAAAAAAATGGCTTCTTTCACCTCAAGACTTTCAATCTCTAATAATTCACATAATGCAGCAACTTCGCTAGTTTTAAATTCTCGCTCATTATTTATTTTCATTGACAATCCATAGCTTGATAATCCTAGATATTGAGCTACATATTTAAGTTTTAAACCTTTTGAAATAATTAATTCTTTCAACACTTCTGTATCTGTCATTTTCTCACCTCCTATTTTGATGATTTAAAATCATCTTTCTTTTATAATATCAGCATGTAGATTAAAAGTCAACATTTTTTTTTATTTTTTTCAATTTTTATTGATTTAAAATCATTTTAATGGTATATTATCATTATAAAATTAAATAAGAAGGAGGCGTAAATATGGCTGAAATAGGCAAACGAATCCGCTTACGTAGAGAAGAACTTGGAATAACACAGGAAGAACTTGCTTATCGTCTTGGATACAAAAGCAAAACAACTATTGCTAAGATAGAAAATGGAACTAACGATATTGTCCAAAGCAAAGTTCTTGCTTTTGCTAATGCCCTCAATACTACATCAGCTTATTTAATGGGATGGACAGCAGAAAAGAGTTCCCCTATTGCAACAGTTCACGACCAACTTAATAAACAAGAAAAGAGAATAAACACCTTTGTTCAATTATTTCATTTACATGGTTATACAGTAGAAACGAGTGAAAATACTGTTAAAATTAGTAAAGACTCAAATTACTGTATTCTTACGCAAAAAGAATTTGCTACATTATTGAATCGTTGCTATAAAGATTTTGAATATAACATCAGCAGATATATGGATGAATATGATTCAAAAATGGCAGTTGCAGCTCACGAGCGTACCGACATCGAAGTAACTGACGAAATGAAAAAGCATGATGACGATATCATGGATGATGACGACTTCTGAAATAAAGGAGGTACACATAATTGACTACAGGCGAACGAATAAAAGAAGTTAGAAATAAACTTGGAATAAGTCAAGTTGATTTTGCTGACAAAATTAACGTTTCTAAGCAAACACTATATAAGTATGAAAATAATATAATTACAAATATTCCTTCTGACAAAATAGAGGCTGCTGCTCAACTAGCTAATGTTTCCCCTGCTTACTTGATGGGTTGGACAAATGAACAAGTGCCTCCTGCTACAGTAATTTCTAGCCAGTTCAGTAAACAAGAAGAACAAAAAGAAGAATTAGTTACCGTATATGAACAACTTACTTCTACAAATCAAGATAAAGTTATCACATACTCAAAAAATCTTCTGGTTACTCAACAAATGGAAGAAGAGGCAACAACTCAAGCCGCTCACGAACGCACAGACATCAAAGTAACGGACGAAATGCGAAAGCACGACGATGACATCATGGACGATGAAAACTTCTGATCGGGGTGATTGCGACGTGACTTATGAAGAAATGTTAATAGAAAATGAAGAGGTAATCGTAAAAGAAAAAGCTTTACGTTCAAGCGATGGACGTATCAAAGGAAATAAAATTGCAATTAGAAAAGATATTGAGACAGATACGGAAAAAGGCTGTGTGCTGGCTGAGGAACTCGGGCACTGGTACACGACTTCTGGTAATATTTTGAATCAGGAAAAAATTGAGAACAGAAAGCAAGAATATCGTGCACGTTTGCACGGTTTTAATTTAAAAATTGGACTCATGGGACTTGTCAGAGCATTTGAACATGGATGCCGGTCCACATCAGACATAGCGGATTATCTGGATGTGACGGAAGAATATTTGAAAGAAGCAGTTGACTGCTACCGGAGCAAGTACGGTGTGTATGCGACTGTGGATAATTATGCGGTATATTTCACTCCTGCTCTGGGAGTGTTGAAGATAAAGTGATTTGATTAACTAAGAGAGGTGACTTAATCTGAACAAAAAAAACTTTTGAATACTATTCAAGAAATGCTTTGCAGTCCTTTATATAATAATAACTACCTGCAAACCATTACTTTCTATGAGCAAGAACAGAATCAAATTTAAAAACTATATCTAGTATTAAAAGAGGATTATTTAATGGAAAAAGAAAACAGTTCAGATTATTCAAAACAAATAATGTCAAAAAATATTCTGTACTATATGAATAAGTACAATCAAACCAGAAACGATGTCTGTGAAGCTCTGGGAATTAAATACACTACATTTACTGATTGGATAAAGGGAAATTCTTATCCAAGAATTGATAAAATAGAACTTATGGCAGATTACTTCAGAATTTCAAAAGCTGATTTAATAGAAGAACATTCCTGCAATTATTCTATGGATGATTTAGAACTCAAAATAAAATCTCTTATCATTTCCAAATATGGAAATATGAGTAAATTTTGTAAAAGAATAAATATGTCCCAGGCGGCATTAGATAATATTTTAAAAAGAGGTATTCTTAATTCAAGCATTGCTAATGTAATTCAAATTGCCAATGAACTCAATTTAAATACCGAAGAACTAATAAACGGTAAAATTGTTTATAATTTGCCGAAATGCGAAGATCCTAATATTCTTAATTTGTATAAAAATATAAGGGCAAGACGACTAGAACTTAAAATGTCTCAAGATTCCTTGGCAGAATTGACTGGATATAAAGATAGGTCATCTATCACCAAAATAGAAAAAGGTGAGGTTGACTTAGCAGAATCTAAAATAAGACAATTCGCTAAAGCCTTAAATCTTTCTCCACAGGAATTAATGGGATGGAAAGAAAAAGAAAATTCTCAAATGTCTAGTGTAAAAGAAAGAATTTTCGGTGCGGTCACAATCATGAGCGAAAAGGATGCCGAAAAAATTTGGGAATTAATTCAAGCTAATTTTGTTTTAGGCAACGCAGAGGAAGTTCCAGCCGAACCAGAAGAGATTGAAGCATTGGACGCTTATCAAAACGGAAATCCCGAATATTAACCACGCTACACTCATGAAGAAATGTTAAGAGAACTTGGCTTAGAGAAATAAAAAATCCATAGACAATTTAATACCGATGAGGTTATAATAAAATCACATAGCCGTTGACCGGCAGTATAGAAGCCATAGCGCTCAGACAACTGACGTGCAGTATCAAAGACCTCGTAGTAATGCGGGGTCTTTTTTACTTAATAAATAGTACAAAAGATAAAATAAGGGAATCAATCTACATTATAAAAAACAAGTAAAGGAGAATTGCCAATGAAAAGAAAAATTGTAACAATGCTTCTACTGGCTACATTATCAGTCAGTGTCGTAGGATGCGGAACCAGTTCCTCTTCCGGAAGCACAAAAGAAAACACTAAAACTTCCCAAAGTGAAGAAAAAGAGGAAGAGGCAAAAGAACCAACTGACTTAACAGGTGTATGGGCATCTGAAAATAAAGATGGTTCTTATCAAGAAGCAACAATAACCGACGATTCTATCGAAATCAACTGGATTTCCGATGATGGGGCAACAAAATCCATTTATTGGTCTGGAACATATACTGCACCAACCGAGTTTGTTGAAGAATATTCATGGACTTCTGATAGGAATAAAGAAAAAACAGATTCCGCATTGCTTGCATCGACTGATGATACCAAAGAATTTACATACAAAAATGGGAAAATCAGTTATGAAGTCTCAGCAATGGGTACAACTTCTACTGTTGAATTGACTCAAACTTCTAAAGATGTTCCAGGAACAGCAACTGAATCAGAAACCGGAACAAGTGATACAGCTACTTCTAATTCTTCATCCTCTGACACTGCAAATAATACTTCCAAAGAACAAGCTTCTTTTGAAGTTACTTATAAAAATGTTTCATTTTACCAAGATAGCATCTCTGATTTAATTGGACAGTCTATTGTTGAAATTGAAAATACCGGAAGTAATAATTTGTATTTAGATTTCAGTTCCTATGAATTAACTGCAGAAGATGGAACAATCATTCATACAACCAGTGGAAGTTTTACACCTGCTCCTCAAGTAATTGAACCAGGTGAAAAAGGTTATTATTACGAAGAACAAATTATGGATGACCAAACTCCAACCGAAGGAATTACAATCACTCCTCACATTAATGCTTCCACTTCGAAAGTAGACAATGTTCGCTTAGAAGTAAGTAATACAGAGGTTTACGATAAGGATATGGGTAGTATTGACTTACACGGAAAAGTAAAAAACACAACCGGAGCAGCTCAGACAGATATTTGTGTAACTGCGGTCTTATTCAATGAAAATGCTGAACCGATTGGTCAGCTTTCGACTGTTCTTGCAAACACTTTACAGCCTGATGAAGAAATTGGATTTGAATTAGAACCGGTATTTCTTCCGGAAGATATCACAAGCGCATCCATTGCAGATTATAAAGTATTCGCTTATACAAATCAGTATCAATACTAATATTTATTAACAAAAGAAAAACCGGCTCCTGCTCCAACAGAAACCGGTCAGTAAATATCCGGAGATATCTACATTACTTCGCAAAATTATTGTATCATCTCCGGAGCAGTCACGCAAGCAGAACATCTGTTCCAAGCTGGCTGTTATTTTTATACCCAAAAAAGGAGTGATAACATGGCAACAGCACGAAAACTTGCATCCGGCTCTTGGCGATGCCAGATCTATAGTCATACAGAGGAAATTATTCAGCCAGACGGCTCTGTTAAACAGAAACGATTTTACAAATCATTTACCTGTGACGTACCTGGTCCAAAAGGCAAGCGAATGGCAGAGCGGATGGCTGCCGAATGGGCTTCTGAAAAGGAACATAAGAAAAATATCTTAAACTGCACGATTGGTGAAGCGATTGAGATGTATATTAATTCAAAAGATGGTATCTTAAGCCCCTCTACAATAGCCGGATACAAAAGGATGCAAAAAAATGGATTTAAACATATCATGAATACTTATCTTACAAGTGTTGATAAGGAATACCTGCAAGAGGCAGTAAACCGTGAAGCCAAGCGAAAGAGCCTCAAAAGACCAACAGAAACTATTTCACCAAAGACCGTAAAAAACGAATATGGCTTAATCAGTGCAGCTTTAAATGCTTTCTGCCAAGGAATTGATACCAATGTAAAACTTCCTACCGTTCCGGTATTAATTAAAGATTTACAGACTCCTGATGCAATCTTTGCTGTATTCGAGGGCACAGACATCGAACTGCCAGTGTTACTTGCTATGTGGCTTAGTTTCTCAATGTCAGAAATTCGTGGTCTTACAAAATCAAAATCTATCTCTAAGGACGGAAATTATATATCAATCACGGAAACAGTTGTAAAAGTGGATAATGACGATATTAGAAAGAAAGAAGCAAAAAATAATACCAGAATCCGCAGACACAGGATTCCGGAATATATAAAAAGCTTAATCGAAAAAGTACCTGGCGATGTGCTTGTACCATATTCCTATAACACCCTCTATAAGCGTTTCCAGTACTTATTAGAAGAGTCCAATATGCCACACATGACATTTCACGACCTCAGACACATAAATGCCTCTGTCATGGCACAGCTTCGTGTACCGGATAAATATGCCCAGGAACGTGGTGGTTGGAAAACGGATCAGATAATGAAAAAAGTATACACTCATACCTTTTCAGATGAACGAATTGCAGTGGATAATGTTATGGATAATTTCTTTGAAAACATTGTTCAGAATCTTTCGAATTGTATGAATTGTTTAGACAAGCCCTCTCATGAATAAATCTCTTCATGAGAGGAAAAACACCCATTTTTAGCTATTTTAAAAACTATGCAACACGAAATGCAACACAAAATAAAAAAAGTACCGTAAATACAGTACTTTTAAAGCAGGGGATGAGGGATTCGAACCCCCATCGACGGTTTTGGAGACCGGTGCTCTACCATTGAACTAATCCCCTATATTCTTTTTTTAATACATTTCCTTAACACGCTTATCATTATACAATAAATAATCTGTTATTGCAAGCTGTTTTTTTTATTTTTTGAAATGTACCTTCAAAACTACATATACAAAACCGAAACCATGCAGACACTTGCCGCTCCACTGATTTCTCAGCTT